ACAACCTTATCTTTTTTCTGGTTGTACAACTCAAATTCTGTTTGGTATGGGTTGACGTTAAACAATGCTGATACTTCTGTAGAAGTTACATCAAGCAATCTGTTTTCTAACCAATCTTGTTTGTTGGTTATTGGAATTTCTTTTACGGTCATTAAAATAGTTCTCCTTGTTTTTCAGTTTTTGGAATTGAATAAACAGCAATCTTTTTGCCATTTTTTTGTCTTTTCATTTCTGTTTGAATGTCATGCCCTGCTTCCTTTAGGTCATTTATTCTGGCAGCAAGTCTGAAACAAGCAAACAGTTCTAACGCTTCAATGGCAGTTAGTGGGCCGTAGTTCTGTAAGTGATACAGAACCTTGGCACTTTGTGATGTTGTTTGTTTCATAGCTCCTCTGACTTTTGAAAGTTGACATAATCTTGGTCTGGAACAACTTCCATTTTCCATCTGCCAGTAGTGACCATTGGATTGCAACTACTCCATGTAGGATCTTCTTTGTCATACTCGTAATCAGAAAGAAGGTGCTGCTTTTCTTCGTCAATGCGACCTGTTAATTTTTTAGTTCTTGTTTTAGAACTATCAATGTTAGAAGGCCATGGCCAAACAATATTAGAAATAGAATGATCTATCTCCTGTAACCTTTCACGAACTGAGTATTCGCTGTTGGCATAAATAGTAACTGTAAATTTTCTCATGGGTTTAAAAAAGAAATGTACTGAGGGTGGTCTTGTAACTCGCATTCGAGTCTGAGTTCTTCATCCCAATCATCGGAAGTGTGATCGCAATAAGGAAGGTTAGCCAAGAAGGCCAACCTTTTTAGTTTTTGGGTATCTGTCATCTGATTACCCCATACTTTTCTTTTGTAAGTATTGTTAATTCTCTGCAACGAGATTTAAAGTATCTGCCATGATCTGCTTTTTTGCCAGTAAAAAATTGTTCACAATGAATCATTTCATGTAACAAATATTTTAATACTGTCTTTTCAGAGTTATAACCGTTAATAGTTATACCTCTGCCAGAGTTCCAACAAAAACCACCATAGTGTGAATGAGGTTTGCCACGAAAGTAACAAGTACAATCTTTTAATTTGTTGTTCCAATATCTTTTATTAAATAAATGATACTTGGCCTGTAACCATTTGTCGGAACGTTTAATGTGTCCTTCTTGTCTTGGTGCTTTTGCTTTACCAAACTTAACGCTTGGATACCAAGTAAATCGATCACTCTTTTCAGAGTAATATTGAAATTGTCTAGCCATGTGTTTGTTAATAGAAATTAGTAAACATCAATTGAAGGTATAACACCCTCACTAAGAAGTGTAGCACATACTGCAACACCTGTCAAATAATTAATTAATCGAAGGCATCTCTTTTTTTTAAAACTTCTACCTGCGAACCGCATCTAAAGCAAGATAAATTAGTTATTACCGA